TAAAACAATTCCACAATTGTAACTGGTCAACTGACATATCAGGCACTTCGGATCTAGAAAAACGTTTTTGGAAAAACGCTGAAATAGGCAAACGATAGTAGACCGCACCATTCGGTAACATAATATGGAATAAGAGCGCACGGCCAGAGATGCTCGCAATACCAAAAGCAACACAATCCTTTTCACCTTTCTTAGACATGTCCATATCATAGAGATATTCTGTCCTAACCTTGCAATAGATTGGGGAAATGTTTGCGTTAAGATATGCCATAATTTAGTTCTCCAATTTGTAAATATTATCATCCGAATATCTCTCCCCAATTATTACCTGACTCATAATCAACTTTATTAGGGACAGCTAATGTAACAGCATTTTCCATAATTTCTATAATTTTTTTAGCATGTTCTTCTGATTCAACAGATATATCTAGTTCATCATGTATTTGAATATGAGGAATAATACCTTCTTGATATAAGTCTAACATAGCTTTTTTAGTCATATCCGCAGCAGATCCTTGAATTAATTTGTTTAAAGCTTTGTAAGTAAAAGCTCTTCTAATATTTCCTCTACTGTAAGTTCTTTCAGCTTCTTCTAATGTCATAGGTGTATGCATACCAAATGTATTGGGTTCCCATTTATCAAATCTACATTTACGACCTAGTAAAGTTCCAATTGCACCAGAAGTTTGAGCATGAGCTGATGTACGGTTCATCAGCTCACGAACGAAAGGAACATTTTCATGATATTGATTGAATAAATTTTCTGCTTCAGCTTTGGTGGATAAACCAAGTTCTGCTTGAAGTTTAGCTTTACCCATACCGTAAAATAAACCTAAGTTAATTGTTTTAGCTTGTGTTCTAGAAATGTTAGCCATGTCTGCAACAGTCTGGTGAAAGTCTACAGAATCATTTTTAAATTTTTCTACAATTATTTTTACAGATTCATCAAAACAAATAGGTTCAGTTGTTGCTGCATAATGCACAACGAGTCTGGGTTCTTGCTGTGAGTAATCAAAACAACCCCAGGTATGATTTTCTTCTGGTAAAAATAAAGATCGTATCATAGGTCCTAGATCCTTGTTTCTCGCTGGGATCTGCTGGAGATTAGGATTAGAGTAACTAAATCTTCCAGTAACCGTTCCACCTAAATCAGATTTAATTGGATTAATATCTGCATGGATTCTACCTTTATAAGAATGTTTTAAAATCGTATCAATAAAAGTTGTATGTGCCTTGTTTATTTCTCTAGCTTTTGCTATTTTCTGAACTAAATGATGTGGATGTTCTTGAAGAAAGTTTTTAGTAAAGGATGGTGCTTGTGATTTTGCAGTTCTGGAATAAGATAATGAAAGTTTATCAAATACTTTTGCAATACTTCTTGCAGCCCATATTTCAGTTTCTATTCCTGTTTCTTTTTTTATGTCTAGCAATAACGCTTCTTCTTGTAAAATTAATTTTTGTTTCAATGTATGAGCTCCTTCAAGATCTACGCGAACGCCTTTAAATTTCATATCAATTAAACAAGGAAACAATTGTGTTTCTAAATCAAAAACATTTTGTAAATTTTGTTTTTGTATTTCACGAGATAAAACTTTAAATAATTCTAATGTTAATTCAGCATCTTTCTCTGCATACGTTCCTACATCCATAGCGGGTAATTTATGCATTTCTTCTTTTGCATTTACACCCGCTCTTGCTGCTGCCTCTTCTAATGCTTTTTCTGATTTAACTTGTCCTAAATAATCATACGATGCACTGTTTAATGAATACCACAATCGATTTTCATCAACTAAAGATAACATCACCATGGTATCTATGATATGTCCTTTAACATCTATTCCATAACTTTTTAACCAACACACATCATACATAGCATTGTGAAATAATTTTACATTGTCATAACTACAAATTTCTTTAACCCAATTCATAACTTTAACTGGATTTAAATTACCTTCTCTATGTCTTATCGGATAATAACCTGACCAACCATCAACAGCTACAGCCACACCAACAATAAAACCATTATGTCTTAACGCACCTGATCCTTTCTTTTTTAAATCTGGATCATAAGTTTCTAAATCAATTGCGATGTATTTGTATCCGGATAAATCTGGAAAATTATCAGGACAAACCCATTCTCTTTCAGCTTCAAACATCTTTCCTCATTCTCTCTATTTCTAATTCACAATAATGAATTATTTTTTCTAAGTCTTGTTTGCCACCTTTTTTAAGATAACGCACAACATACTTAATTACATTTCCCTGGAAAAAATTCAAGTTGTTCTCCATAATAAAATGGTAAGGTTGTATTTTTAGTTTATAATGTTCTCCTCCAATTTGATTCATTGATGGAAATACTCTATCTAAGTCTTGTTTTGTGGTCATTCTATTTCTCCTCCTATTGTATATTGATGTTCATAACCTTGGTTCATTATATAAAGTTTTTCTTTTGCTCTTGTGACTCCAACAAAAAATAATCTATGTTCTGGATCTTTGTTTTTAAGAGCTGCACGATATATAATTCCTTCTAAATCTGTAAATAAGATAACATTATCTGCTTCTTCACCTTTAACACCATGAATTGTAGAAACTTTTATTCTTGCAGGTTTAGATAAATCTTCACCATTTTGTTTTAACATATAGATATAATCTTCTTGTTCTTGACTCATATTTAAAAGAGTCCAATCACCTCTAGTTTTTAATCCATGATTCATCATCAACTCATCAATATCAACAGTATCAACTTGTTCTAAAGATTTACCTCCACCAAATTTATGTTTAAGTTCTTTTTTAGTTAAAAAGTTATACACTTTCTGTGCTTCCTGCCCCTCGACGCTCGCTCCTCGATTTAATCGATCCCAAATATTAATCGCCTCTTGAAGCTCTGGGGGAAATAAGTCATTGTTTTTACAGTCAAATCTCAGTCCTAGATTATTTAAATGCTGGATAATAGATTCTTGTTGCTTGTTCGTTCTGGTTAAAATCATCCAGTTACCTGCACCAAAATCAATATCTTCTAGTATTTCATTATCAATAACTTCGCCTTCTTCCTCTCTAGGTAACCAGGTTTTATCTTTTCGATAATCAATATTATTAAGAATAGAAAAAGCGACATCATAAATAGATTTAGGAACTCTTCTTGAAACCGTTTGTGCATCTAATGTACCTTTTAAATCTATAAAAGTTTTAGGATCAGCACCTTGAAACGCATAAATAGATTGATCGTCGTCCCCTGCAATGTATGATCTTTCACACAGGGATTCAATGTAAAAGAACATATCCCATTGCAGAGGATTCAGATCTTGCGCTTCATCAAGAAAAACCACATCGAGGGACGGACATAGTTTTCGCTTGGTGAACTCGGATATCATGTCTGAAAATTCAAACATGTTATAATCTTTTTTAAAATCATTTAAGTATTGATCAATTTGTTCTAGATATTCAAAATCAATACGATCTAATAAATCCGTTGCCATTCCAGCATCCGCTAAACTAACTTGTCTTGATCTAGCGTATTCAATTATTTTCATATAATTATTTGTATATTCAATATAACCATTTTCATGTTCAATGTTTTCAAAATGTAAATCGTGACAACCTGAATAGTTTTGAAATGTTCTCCAGTTTTTATCTTTTAATAATTGTGTTGTGGTATCTATATTCAATTGTCTTTTTCCCATTGAATGCATGGTGCATATCCAATCAAATTCAAACTCAGGAAATAAATTAGTTATTCTTTGTTTTGCTTCTCCTGCTGCGGCATTACTAAATGAAATGTATGCAATCTTTTTGGGATCCGTTTTTAAATTATATAATTCATTGCGTAGATGTTTATGAACTAGAGTATGTGTTTTCCCTGTGCCAGGGGGTCCTGGGATAATAGTTCTCATTGTTCAAATGCTGCTTTCTTTTTTTCTTTTTTATCTATTGCAATTTCTTCTAGATCCATTTCTGGAACCGACCAAACCGTTAATCTTTTTTCTTCACCTGTTTTCATTTTAACTTTTAATTCAGATTTAGAATCTGCACCTAAGATTGTTTGTACATCTCTCGCAAACAAATGATGTTTTGTTTTTTCTTGTCTTGATGTGTTGTAGTAACTATGAAAAGATTTTAATTTAAAATAAGTTTTACCATTATCTGTATAGACTTTACCTTTTGGTACTAATTCTGGTTTATCATCTTTTCTTGCTTTGATAAATAATCTCATACTTTCTTTCATTTTATATTCTTTCTTTAATTCATCTGGAGCTTCCATAATTAAATTATCTTGATTCTCTAATACTTTTTTTCTAACCAATTTAATCCAAAACTTTTCTTGAACATAATCTAGTGGATCATTGATTTGATCAAAAGCTAATGCTTGAAATGTTTTAAAGTTTAAAACATCTTTAGAAGATTCTGCAAAAACAGTTTTACCATCAATATCTATAAAATACATTGGAGGATCAGAATTAAATTTTCTAACCTGTGTAATTTCTGGCATAGGTAATTCATCACCTACACCAAATTCTCTTTTAACACATATCTCTGCTCTACAATGGCCATATAACGGTTCTTTTTTACATCCATATCGATATTCTTTTTTACCTACAGATTTTATAATTCCATTAAGTTCATTTAAATCTAATTTCTCTTCCATAAAATCATCATGATTATATTCAGCTAATTTATTTTCCCATTGATCGCCATAACGTTTTTTACAATAGATGGCTAAATTAGAAAAAGTATCGTTTCGTAAACCTTTACCTAATTTATTTTTTAATAAAGTTACTAAACATGGAGGCATACCTTTTAATCTATCATCTTTTTCTTTTCCATTTCCTCCACCTAATGCTGTAAATGCTTCTACGGATAAAACTTTTTGATCATATACTTCAAAAAAATCTTCGATAGGCATTTCTTTTCCTTCTTCATTCAACATACATTGATCAGGATTTTTATAATTAAAATAAGGTGCATTTAAATAACTTCCCATGTCACCTCTTTCTACAATCACTTCTTCTTGTTTTGGATATATCTCTCTACCCGCATGACCTATTTGTGCTGCCATGTCTCTTAAACGATTAATCATTGCTTTTGCTGGAACAAAATCTTCTACAAATAAAAATATATGTGCTCCATTAGATTTTGATCTAAAATAAATTAATGGAAGTTTTAATTCATTTATTTTTTTAATTAATCCAATATGATCTAAATCATAAACATCTACATCAATACAACCCCATTTACATGTGTTGTCACTTTTAATAGGTATAACTCCGAAACGATGACCTTTACCATTTAGATGGTCTTCCCAATGTTGATGAGTAACTTCTAATCTTAATATTGCGTTTTTAGTTTCAACCTTACCATCTTCTCTTATTTCTCCGGTAGGTTTACTTTGACC